AATTGTGTCCTTGGTACTGGAAGCGTGATTATGATTAATATATGCGATTTTATCAAATGAACGAAATACGTAATAAATAAACAAACCATCTTTATCATACGATGGAACTACTACCATATTTCTTAATGGTCCTTGTTCGCAATAATGTAAATCATATTTTACTACGTCTTGTTGAGTAATTCCTCTTTGATTTAAATAATGTAAAGCGTGTCTTGATAAAACTGCAGAACTAGATATTATAGGTACTACTTCTTTAGGTAACATTAAAGTATTAGCGTCAACTTTTTGTTTGACTTGCTTTTTAAAATTGTATTGTTGATCTATTTCTTTTAAAGCACTATATGCTGCTCCTGGAGCGTTAGCTTTTTTAAGTAATTGAAAAGCTCTATGACCTTTATAACCACAAACCCAACATTGAAATTTTTGAGATAATAAATTAAACGTTAATTTTTTCTTATGATGGTTACAAGAAGGACAAGTAAAAACAGCTTCATCTCCCCCACGAGCAGATTTACTTTTACCTAAAATTGATTCTAGTAATTTTTTTAATAAATCTTCTTTCATTATAAAAATTTAATAAAACCATTTTCTTTAAGATATTCTATATATTCAAATTCTAATTTTAAATTATGTCTTCCTAATCCTTCACGTGCATATTTATCTGATTCATCTTGATTTTTTATAAATTTATTTCCATACCAATGACCTGTTTTAAAACCATCAAAACCAACTAAAGTTATATCATTGTATATTGATCCCATACATACTTTTTCATTTTGTTGTAATATATGGGGGATTAAATAAAATAAAATTTTTATACCTGTTGTTGGTTCTTGGTGTAGGGGAAAACTATTAAAATTATATAATATTTTTTTACAATCTTGTTGTACTTTTGGGGGCATTAAAACTAAATTATTATATTTTTGTTTAAAAATATCATATTGTTTAGGTTCCCCAATAAGTACTTTATTATATCTTTTTACAAGTGTAGGTGAATTACGTTTTAATCCTGATGGTTCTATTGTAACCCATATATCTGTTTTTGTTCCTAAAACTTTTCTATTTGTTCTATTTAGTAATTCATGGTTTCCACCATTATTTATTCTAATAACTACATCATACTTGTCTATTGTTTTTCCTAATTTTCTTTTTTCTAATTCTTTAGATGCTCCTACTATTAAAATTTTATCATCTTTATTTATATTTAATTCATCTGTATGTTCTGTAGATGTTTGATCATATAACAATCTTATAGAAGGATATTCTCCACTTAATCCTGTGTGTAAATGGTTTATTGCTTTTTTTGCATAATAATATGCATTTATTGTATCAAAATTTTCTTTTAATTGAACATCTATCCAATTTGAATTTTTATTTTTATCTTTAAAAGGATCTAATAAATTATTAATATTTTCTCCATTAACAGCATAAACCCACATTCCTGTATTTACACCTGGTTGTCCTATTGTTTTAGATGCTTTAATAAAATAAGGCTCTACATTAACTCCATTTACTCCTCTAGTAGGATTCCCAAAATTAAAGAAACTCCATGTTTTATCAGATAAATTACTTATTATTTCTTCAAATCTATTATCTACTATATCTATATCATCTTCAAATATAATAAAAATTTCATCTTTTTTTATTTTTTTCCATAAAGTTAAATGAGTATCTCTACATGCTCTTGAACCTCTATTAGTTCCAGTGTATTCTTTTTCTCCATCTATAGCTGAAAATCTTTCTGCTTGTATATTATGTTTTTTTAAGACACTTTCTATGTGTTTTTTTCTTTTTTTATCTCTATCTAGATTTATATAAAAATATTTTATTTTTTTATTTTTCATTTAAAATCTTTATCAAAAAATTTACCTAATATATTATCATTAAGATATTTATTAGTTTCTAATACCTCTAATATAAACTGCCATTTACATTCTAAGTATGTAAGTTCTTTTTTATTAAAAGCCAACTGTAGTATTTTTCTTTCTAAGTCTTCTTTATTTGCATCTTTTATAAAACTATGAGAACCATAGTAAGTTTTCCAATCGCTTTCCTTTTGTACTCTTTTAAATATAGGAGGACGACCTTTACCTTCCCAAAGTGCTTTTTCTTTTTTGCCTAATTTTTTCTTTAAATTATAAATTAAAGATTTTTTACCAATGTACTTTTTTCCAGTTGGTAAATGAGTTGTTTGATAAATAAAACCGAACGCTCCTTCAGGGAGGTCAACGATTTCATTAATTTGATTGCTTAAGTAATACCACATAATGGTGAATGTATAAAAAGAATTTTAGGTATCCCAGCGAAGTACGAAAGTTGTGTCAGTTTCGTTAGAAGTTCTAACTGGTTGACCAAGTTTACCAACTACTAATAATTCGTTTTCTTCATTATATAAACCAACTGTTGTAACATAAGGTTTAAATAATGAACCTGTTGCAAAATCAGCTAATTCATGTGAATCTTGAGTTCTAATTTTTCTTGCTGAAATATTTAATGTGTCATTAAATTCATATTCATCTACTGTACATTTATATTCATTTTCATAAATTAAATGTGAACCTTGGAATTGAATTTTATAAGATCCATCATTTGGTTGAAGGATACCACTTAAATTAAGTCTTGCAAAAGTTCTATTATCAAATCCTCCTTGAAGAGTTCCAGTACCTGAAGATGCAATATACACATATCTTCCATTTCTAGAAAATCTTAAGCCCTGAAGGGCTACTCCATCATCATATGTCTGAGTACCTGGAGTAGTATCATTACGTAAATCCATTTGTTCTAATATTCCTCCTGATTCTGCTAAAGGTTTTGATTGTCTATATTTAGCTGAAGATATATCCCATGGTACTTTTAATCTAAATTCCCATATTCTAGGACCTTGTCGTAAAAGAACAGGATCAGAAATAGCAACACCAGGAATCCAACCATTATTAGGGTCTCCAATAGTTCCCCACCCTCCAACAGCAAAACGAAATCCTAAAGGTTGAGATATGCTAGTCATTCTACTCATTAAATACATTCTAGTTCCTCTTTTATTAAAAGTTATACTTTCAACATTTAAAGGAGCTCCTTCAGGAGTAACTAAATCTAATAAATCTAATACTCTTCCTGCATGTCCTACATATTCTGGAGTTATTGCATTTGCAAGAGCACTATCTGATGTAATTCCTGATTCATTAGCAAGTTCAAAAACTGTTGGTTTTTTAACAGTAGATATATCAAAAGCTGTTAATAAATTATGTTCTAATATTGTGTAGGATGATTGTATTGGATTACTAAGATTACTGTATCTAGAAGGACCAAATTCAGAATTATGGAAATCACCAGCATCCCATCTTAATCTATCATTTGAATGTACTGTAAAAAATTGTGTACCATCTTCTGAAAAAGAGAATGCTTTTGGGTTTATTCCCCCCCATCGTTTATAAGCTTGACCAGACCATATATTATCATCATATTTTGCATTATATTTAATGTATGTTGTATCACATATTTTAGATTCTTCTAATAATAAAGAACTAGTTCCACTAGGATTAGCTTTATTAACTTTTGATCCACTAGATATATCAAATTTAGTGTCAATAGGTATTTGAACTATTCCTCCACGAACATGGTGTTTATTTAACTGATACTGACTGTAAGCACCATTAGCTGCATTTAATTCAGCCATAGTAGGATGTTCTGATGACGATAAATTACTATATCCTGTTCCCACAAAATATAAAGATGTTCCTGAAGGGTGGAATTTTATGTCTTTTGGATTCATCCATAAGTAAGGAAGAGAAGAAGATATAACAGCGTATGTTTTTTCTGCAGCGGCAGCATTATCTATAGATGAAGTAGCTGAGTATAAATCAAAAGGTGTACTCATATTAAATTGATAAAGATGAGTAGGGAATTTATGTTTTTGATTAGGATTAGGTGATCCTCCTGCATTTTGGTTAGCTCCAAAATATTTTGTTCCATCTCTTTTAATATCAAATCCGTTTTGAAAAGTTAAGGGAAGTGTTGGATCAACTTGAGTGTAAGTATATTGTTGAATTCTTTGATCAATAGTATTAGATCCATTAAAATTAAAAGGTTTTATGTTTATAGAAGGAACATCTATATTTTGTATTGTTGGTTTTGTAAGTACTACAAAACCGTTTTGATAAAATACATTTCCTATATATGGAGAAGCATCTATACTTGATGATATATTTTTAATAGAAGCTGTATTAAAATTATTATTATATATATTTATACAACTTAAAGATCCATTAAAAAATCCTGTGTCTTTTAATGTATTATTACCATCTTTTTTACTTAAAATACCTTTTGAACCTATATATAAATTAGCTAAATTTCTTGTTTCTTCCAAACTACTATCAGAAGCTTCTACAATTTTATTTCCATCTACATATATTTCCATTATAGATGATGATTTCTGACATAAAACATGATGTTGTTCAGGATGATTAGAAGAACCTGTTAGAATACTGCTTATAGTTATCGTGTTTTTTCCGTCTGATCTTGCAAAATATAAAGATTGACTTTGCATGTAAATTTCAAATGGAAACTGAGGTTGAGATAATGTGTC